CAGCAGGCTCAGCAGCAATCAGCAGGAGCTTCTCAAGCTCCTCCACAAACTCAACAAGCTCTCGGTGGAGCGGTAAAAGCATTAGGAGTAGGACATTGAAACCAGAAGACCTTGGAGCGATCCGCGTTGGCGCAGAAATGCAATCGATGAAGCCTTACATGGATTTTGAAATTGAAGGGTTAAAGAAAGCCGTTATCTCTTTTATTCTTGGGGCGATTAATAACGGCACTCTCACCCCTGAAATTGCCTTTGCAAAATGGACTGAATTTGCTTCTTACGTGAAGCTTCAACAGAAGATCGACCAGCGCATTCGCATTGGTCAAAGTGCAGGACAAGAAAAGCCAGAGCTTGACTTTATTCCTAAAGTCAGTTATACATCAAATCCAACCACCTAACGGAGAAAACTATGGCGATCAATCGCAGCCCCAAGAATTTTGAAAGCCCCGAACAGCAGCTTTTCGATACTCCTATCGCGGAGACGTTCGAGGATAACGATGTTCGTGATACGAAAACCGAAGAGAAAGATGACAAGTACGATGCTCTGGCGAAGCAGCTTGCTAATCTTCAGTCTGAGATGGCTGAAACACAGCGGGCTAACATGGCCCTCCTTTCACAGAACACTGGACGATCTCAGGTCGAAACTTTTACAGAGGTTAAACCTGAAAGCGTAGCCCTTCCTGATCCAGCCCTCGATCCTGATGGCTATGATCGAGCCCTCGCGCAGCGGCAGAATATTCGGGCTGAGAACCAGCGTCGGCAGAACGACATTCAAAATCGTCGTCAACAAGAAACCTCAGATAAAGTTGCTGATCTTTGGGAAAACTTTCAAGATAAATATCCTGACATTTCCGACGATCAAGAACGCATCGACTTCATTGCCTCTTCTCTCGCGAAGCAGGCTCAGCGACGTGGCCTTGATCTTGAACGTTACATGTTTGTCACCGCCGACAAATTCATGGACGATGTTGCGAATAAGTATTACGAAGTATTCGGCGAACCTGAAGGTGATAATGAAAACAATCTTGAAGATGCTTCACGTCAGCGCCGTTCTTCGCCTCGTGATGACACTCGTCGCCGTTCCAGTCGTCGCGACAGGCAGGAGAACGAACCTGTGGGTAGAACGAGCGGGGTATTCGGAGGTAATGAAAGCGGCGGACGCCCCGGACGCGGACGAGAAGACGATGACGAACGCGGACCTGATATGATTGATGATATTCAGCAACTTCAACTTAAAACCGGATTTTTTTGATCGATGCTTTTTGGACTATGGATCGGTTTCGTGATTGGAGCTTCAATCTTAGCGATATTGATCTACATTATGTGGAGGGGTTGACTTTATTCCTAGCGTTGTAGTATCATTACGTCAACGCGTTAACCCTTTGAGAGGTAAATTATAGCATGGCGTGGAAATTTGACGCCCCTACGGGCACTTACCGCAACTTCACTCTTAGCCGAGACCTTCGGCGTGAGAGTATGTTCGACACACAGTTTATGAAGTTTATGCGGGCAGAACCCGGCTATGGCAAGAACAAGGGTGAAAGCGTTACCATCACTCGTATCTTGCAGCTTCCTCTCGCGCAGCGAGTGCAGGAAACTGATCGACTTCCCTCTGGTCGTCCCGCCTTGCAGACCAAACAGGTAACCGTCAGCCAATGGGGTTTCAAAATTCCCATGACGGAGTTCGAGCAGAACCTCGGCGTTTTCAATATTCTCAACCCCTTCCAGCAGATGCTTCGCGATCAGATTGCCCATACCATGGACAAGATGGCGGCCGACGCTCTGCGACTGACCCCGGTGAAATATGTTCCTCAGTCTACTGGTGGCACCTTCTCTACCAACGGCGTTGCTGGCGCTACTTCTGATCGCAATCTTGGTGTTCAGGACCTTCGACGTATCTATGATCGCCTGTCGGACGACCTGAAAGCTCCCAAGTATCGCAACGGCAAGTATGTAGGTATTCTCTCCACCAAGGCGGCTCGTGGTCTTAAGAATGATCCTGAGTACAAGGATTGGATTGCGCCGTCTTCAAGCTCCCCGATGCTTACGGGTCAGCTTAAAGATATCGAAGGCTTCGCGCTTTTCGAGAGCAACCATCACAACGCTCTTGCTCAGCTAGTTGGCTCCTCAACAACCACGGGTGAGGCTATTTTCTTCGCCGCTGATGCGGGTGGGCTCGTCCGCGTTATGGACCCGGAAATCCGTGCTGGTCAGCCGGAAGAGTTAGGCACCTTCCGTGAAGTTGGTTGGGTCGGTACGATTGAAGCGTTCCTTGTTTGGGAAAGTGCTTCACTGGCTCGTGCTATTCACATGACTTCACTCTAAGGAGGATTTAAACAATGAACCCGTTTCTCTTTAAGAAAGTACAAATCTCTAGCACTGCTACGAACGGTGGTTCCAACGGTGCAGTTGTACTTACTACCACTGGTGATAAGTGGGGTTTCCGCCCTGCTAATCCTTCAGCGATCACACGTTGGGGTGTAATTATCAGCACTGCCAAGGATGCTTCTGCATTGGTTATTACCCTTGCGGTTCGCCCTGTTGTTGGTTCTGATACAAACCGAGCGGTTCAGGATACCTTGACAGATAGTGCTACGGCTCGTGCTGCTGGTGTTTCACTTGAACGTCGGATCGTTGGTACTAACCCGAACTCGTCTACCGGCTCCGATGGTTCTCTTGTCAACGTCGCGGCTCTACCGACCGTTATCATGGGTGATGGTGTTCAGGTGCTTCCCGGTCAGGAAGCGGTGTTTGCTGTAACCACAGCGGCTAGCTCGACTGGACAGGGATATCTTTATCACGAATATATCGAGTATCCTTCGGTTCCCGAGTTTACCACACTTCAGTCCACCACTCTCAATTATACCGTGGTGCAACTGTAAGGAGTTATAAATGTCTCTCTATAATTCCTACGACCGGACAAAGCAGTTTGCGGAACTCCTCGTACCCTATGATATAGGGTCCGGGGAAGTCTCCTCCGCAACTCAGCAAGCGACCGCACTCTCAAATCTAGGGCTTACCACGTCGATTGGATATGTTAGTGGGGCAACTCCGGGTACTGCTACTGCTAATCAGGCTGTTGTGCTTGACGCATCGAAGAACGAAGGTGGACTTGGTACTCTGACTGGTATTGGTTTTCTTGCGGGTGCAGCCACAGCAGTCATTGGATTTGCGACAGGGCTTGGTTCTGGTGGTGCTGTTACTCAAGCAACAAGCAAATCTACTGGTGTGACACTTAATACTCCCACTGGTGAAATTACAATGAACAACGCGGCTCTCGCTGCGGCGGCTATTGTATCCTTCACCCTTACTGATAGTTCTATCGGAGCGCATGATACAATCGCGATCAATCATGCTTCTGCTGGTACTGTTGGTTCGTATCTTCTAAATGCGCAGGCGGCGGCTGGATCGGCGACTGTCACTGTAACGAATATCAGTGCTGGTTCGCTATCTGAAGCCATCGTTCTTCGTTACGCAGTAATCAAAGGTTCTATCACGTAAGATAAAACAGGAGCAAACATGCATATTACCGTTGAACAGCTTGATAACGATATCAAGCAAACTGAACAAACTCTCGAACAAGTAAAGGCTCAGGTGAACCAAATCACCGGAGCCCTTGCTGTTTTAAGAAATGTCAAGGCTCATTTGGAAAAGCCGGAAGAAGTTAAGGACGAAGTTAAGCAGGATATTTCTCCTGAAAATGCCGCGATCCAATCTCGTGATGAAGCGGCAATTGCTTCGCAGAGTGAGGCATTTGATAAGTTAGTAAAAGATGCGGAAGCTGAAAGCGAGGAACTAAATGCCAATCGGTAACATCGATTACGACCGAGGCGTAATTATCAACACACATGAACGCACTGGCATGGACGTATTTATGTACGTTGACGATCCGGGGAAGTTCCTCACCGCCCATAGCAAAGTTGTCCCCGACGAGATCGCCAAAGAAGCGGGCTATGATGTTGAGAAGCTAGCCAAGGAACGGAACAAGAAAGAACGCAAGGAAAAGGCGATGGAGATGATCGACGCCGAACTTGCAGATGACAAGGACAACCGCACCGAAACCGTCTTGGAGCGGAACGGCTACAAGGTGGTGACAACTGGCCTTGGTCGTCATCACGTTCTTGATCCCGATGATAATCGCCTCACAAATGCGCCGCAGTCCTTTGAGATGGCTGAGAAGCTGCTCAATGCGATGGCCGGTGCTGAAAAGAAAGAAGTCAGCCTGAAGAAATAAGCTGGCTAACGTGGGTCAGAGTAACTTTGCTCAACACGTAACTTCGGGGCTGGCTTGATAGCTGGCCCCATTTTTGTTAGAATAGGACACCATGGCATTCAGTGATCTTCAGACCCAAGTACAGCAGATCGTAATCGATCTTCCTCCGGCAGTCACGGCGCAGATACCGACGCTTATTAATGAAGCGATCATCTCTGCCGAGCGCCGTTATAACTTTCGGGCGATGGAGAACTCTGTAACCACGGTGACTACTGTTGGATCATTGACACTGACACCAGACACCATCCCATATTTTAAGGAATATCGAGATCAAGGTCCTTACCTTCTGCGTTACTTCATTAAGGCTAAGTCATTTGTGGCCACGACAGGTCCCGATGCTGCTCTCGCGGCGCTTGCAGATATCAATAACCCCACTGAGCCCGCATTTCTAATCAACACTGTTAACGAAACGACTGGTGAGGTTGACTTTCAGATATCGCCGTATCCTGACAATCTCTCCGATTGGCCTGATGGCAACTATCGCCTAGTTATTCCATACTATAACTACACGGCCCCCCTCGTAAATCCGGGTGATAACAACTGGTTCACGAATTACATGGCGGATTACATTTATCGACAGGCTGCAGGACACGCCTTCGCGATGGATTGGGACTATCAAAGCGAAGCTTTCTGGCTTCAAGAAGCAGAGAAGAGATTTAAAGAAGCTCAAAAGGCGGATAAGATGAACCGTCTTAGTGGTGCCGACGAGCTTGTTCCCATGTGGCAGGGAGCCAATCAACCAAGGATTAGACGATAATGGTTAGCCCTCCGTATTCACTTAACGCTTCTGTTCCCGGTGATAGCGATATCGTCTCACAGTTCCCAAATCTGGATCGCAGCGACAAGGGAGTGATTTCCGCGTGGATCAGCGCGAACCATGATAGCAATGGCAACCACAATAACCTTATCATTGTTCAAGGAAGTGCTCCATCAACCCCAGCTACGGGTTTAAACGCGGTTTATGCGACGACAACGGGGCGTTTAAAGTATATTCTTCCTGATGGCTCGGTGAATTGGGTTGGAACGCCTCCGGGAAATGTGCAGTTTACCGCTGCTACCTCTATTCCTATTGGATGGCTTGTTGCAGATGGTTCGGCAGTTTCCCGAGCCACTTATGCTGATCTATTTTCCGCTATTGGAACAACTTATGGTTCTGGCGATGGCTCAACAACATTTAATGTGCCAGATATAGTTGGTAGAGTTATCGCTGGCGAGGATTTAGGAAATGGTAGGCTACTTTCTTCGTACTTTCCCGCTCCAGCTAGTCAAGGAACAGTTGGTGGAGCAAGTGGAATAATTTTAACATTATCTCAAATCCCTCAAGGGATATCTTCTACTAATGCCGGAACTATTACAGTATCTACTGCCTCTGGCTATAGCGTTCCAGCTTTAAATTCTAATAGTGTAATTGGTAATGCTGCATACTCTAGTACTAGCGGAACACTTTACGGCCCATATAATAGTTCATTAAATGGTCCCGGATGGTCTGGTATTACTAGCTTGACAGGCAATGCAAATACAATAACCTCTACTTCGAGTAATACAGGTGGTGGTGGGCATAACAACATTCAACCAACAATTATTTTGAAAGCGATCATTAAAACCTAATGGCAAGCAGCAAGAAAAGTACAGCCGTAGTTCAACCTAATCTTGGGCTCTATCTCGATAGAGCCAAACTTGCTATGTCTCCTCGGATGTTGCAGGATGGACTAAACTTTCGTGTGTACCAAGGACGGCTTTCAAATCTTAACATCGGCTATACCCAATATGGTACGTTTCAGCTAAACGGTCCAGTATTGATGATTGCGAACTTCCTCCTTCGTGGTGGAAGTGAGAAACTCGTTTTTGCAACTCCAACTGATCTTTATCAGTACGTCAATTCAACTACGGTATCATTTCTTACCCCACGATACGAAACTGGAACCGTCTCTCGAACGGCTCACGCGGTAACAGGGTCAGGAACAGCTTGGACAACGAACATCAGTGTTGGAGATCAGATATATTTTGGAGCGACAGGACAGGTTAGCCCCGGCGCTGCATGGGATACGGTAACTGCTATAGCTGATGATACCCATTTAACAACGACAGGCTCCGGTACAGTTGCGGGTGGAACAGCTTATACTGTTCGCCATCTCTTTACGGGCAAGCAGAACGTCAATATCTGGCAGTGGGACGTGTTTGTTAATGCGTCACCGTCTACCCAAGATGAATTGTGGATGACGAACGGGATTGATCCTATCGTTCGCTGGAATGGATCGGATACACAAGTTTCCAATATGTCAACCGGGCTTGGTTTTACCTGTGCAACGCTTCGTGTGTATGACAACATGATGATGTTCGCCAATCTTACACAGGGTGGTGTCGTTAAACCAACTGACTTTATCAATAGCGATGTTGGGCAACCGCAGAACGCGGGCTCAGCATCGAGTGGAGTTTCAGGCCAGTACAAAGCCCATCCCGGTGTTGAAGCGATCATGCGCCTTGAACCGATTGGAGACAACCTTGCGATCTATTCTTTAAACTCTCGCGTAACACTGACACAATTTGTTGGGTCTCCACTTTTCTTTATCTTTCGGCAGATCATCACAAATATTGGTATCATTGGGCCGAACTACTTTGCCAACTTCGGGCAATATCATGAGTTCATCACTCCTGCCGATCAATATTATTTTGATGGGGCACAAGTTAAACCGAACAACTCTCATGTCTGGCGGGAAATACTTCGTCAGGAAGACCCGAATAGAATACTTGGTGGTTATGCTCATTTCGATTTTTTAAACGCGGACCTTCAATGGGTAGTACCTCTTACCGCTGATACAAATGCAAACCCAAGTATCACTTGGCAGGAACATTATCTTGAAAATCCCGGTCCCGGTTTTGAAACTCCCTATTCTAAACGCAGCTTTCCATTTACGGCAACAGGATATTTCTTTAACGCCACTGGCTTGACATGGAACCTTGTCACTACACAATGGCAAAACACAAGCTTCCGTTGGAACGACCGAGCCTTCGCCGCACAGTTTCCATTAAATCTTGCCGGAGATCAAAATGGCTATATATATTCTCTCAATGTGGCTCAGGATGCTAATGGTACGGCTCTTAATTCCTTTGTTACTTTTGGTAGACGTGCTCTTGGTGATGGGCGCATTCGTGGTCTTCTTACTCGTGTATATCCGTTTGTCACTCCGCTTTCAACAGCATTAAACGTTACTGTACAAATGGCAGATAGCGCCGATGGAAATCCATTGATAATCGACACGCAAAGTTTTAATCAAGCCCAACCTGAAGGGGGACATTTTACCACACATTATCGCCGGGGAAGATTTTTCGAAGTTAAATTTGGTTCGACAGGGCCAAGTCAACCTTGGGAGATCAAGGGATACGATACCGATGTACGCCCCGGAGGTAAACGATGACGGATAGCCGAAAGCAGATTAACATCGAAGAGGTTGCAAAGATCAATAACGAAGCGACGAATTGGACGGCGACGTGTAGATTTTGTGGTGAAAGTCTTACTGGAACCATTTCTGAATTGAAAGCACACAAAGATAAATGTCAAGCCCAGCATTAACTACTGCCAGTAATGTTAATCCTTCGCCTACGATTACCCCTCCGGGGGGGTTCTCGTCTATTGCTGGTGTGTCAGGATATATATCTTCTTTGTTTATTTCGCTAACGAATATCTTTCGTGAACACGCTAACTCAATCAACGGCCTTACGAATGGATTTTCTAACCTTACAGTTTTCACTGTAGCTACACTTCCAACTGTTGGAGTTAAAGGGCGACGTGCTTTTGTCTCTGACGCGAATGCTACAACTTTTGCAAGCATTGTAGCTGGCAGTGGATCAAATACCATCCCGGTTTATGATGATGGAACACATTGGAGGATTGGCTAATGTCGGCTACTGGCAGCGATGGGCTCTGGTTCTGGAACCGTTGGTTAAAATCGGGCTATAGCGATCTAGGGCCAATTACAATCCCTCCTCGCCCTCAAGCGATCATGCTGACAGATCGCAATGACGGGTCTCAATGGTTAGTGTGGTACAACCCCGGCCCCCCTGAGAGGTTGTCAATTTACAATGATCCTGCTACAATAGCCCTGCTTTCACGTCAAGAAGGTCTGCGCATCTATTCAGCAACAGATGCAGGCCCAATTTTTACAGAGGATGGGCGTTTTTTGATGATACTTCGTGGTGGTAGAATTGGATTTGATTTTGAGCCATATGAACAAGGTGTAGAAAATGCGAGCGATGCGCCGCTCTATGCTCGCAATGGGGTGAATGCTATTCAGATAAATCTTGTTGCCAATCCAATTAGCGTTACTAATGCTCACATAGGACTTGTATCATGACTGAAGTTCTATTTGTAAGGCTCGATGAGTATTTAACTGAGACGGCTAGTCTTCAGGCTCAGATTTCTGCTATTGCACCAATTGATGACCCTAATATTATCGGCCTAGCTGCACTTCCTGCCGCGACGGGCATTCTCGTTGAAACTGCTAATGGTACTCCAAATACTTTTACGCAGCGATCTATTGTAGGAACGGCAAATCAGATCACGGTTACAAATGGAAGTGGTGTTGCGGGAAATCCGACGTTATCTCTTCCAACCGCTTTAACATTTACAGGTTTCACAATAACAGGTGGAACATTTGCTACACCAACTTTAAACACCCCTATCATTGCAATTGGTACTCCAACAGCAGCGGGTGAACTTGGTTATGGTGCATCAATTAACTTTGGTGATGGTACTGCAAATCATGGATTAACCGCTAATGATCTAGTACAGACACTCACAAACAAAACTATTACTAGCCCAACAATTACTGGTGCAACGATAACTGGAGGTACGGTTTCTAGTCTTGGTACTCCTATTGCAGTTGGTGATGGTGGTACAGGGCATTCGACACTTACTGCTCATTTTCTCCTAGTTGGGAATGGTACAGGTGGAGTAAATCTTATTTCAACAAGTGTTGGATCAGGAGGGCTTGCTCTTATTTCTCAAGGAGTTGCTGATCCTATATATGCTCAACTTGGTAATGGAGGATTACAAAATTCTTCTGTTACTATTGGATCAACAAGTGTAGCTCTTGGTGCGACGGCTGCAACAATCAGTGGGCTTACCCTTGTTGCTCCTGCTCTTGGTACTCCTGCTTCAGGTATAGCAACTAATCTTACTGGAACGGCTTCTGGACTAACGGCAGGTAATGTCACTACTAATGCCAACCTTACAGGAGATGTTACTTCTATAGGTAATGCAACTACATTAGCAAGTGTGGCTTCAGCCGGAACCACCGGATCATCAACTGCAATCCCTGTCATTACTATCAATGCAAAGGGGCTCACTACTTCAATTACAACGGCAGCGGTTGTTGCCCCGGCTGGAACACTTACGGGAACGACCTTAGCATCAAATGTCACGGCGTCATCTCTTACCAGTGTTGGTACACTTGCGGGATTGACAGTGACAGGATCATTTACCGCTACAGGACTTGTAACTAATGCTGATCTGGCAAATTCTACCATTTCTGGTATTGCGTTGGGGGCAAACCTTGCTACTCTTACATTTGGAACGCATCTAGCTAATGGTGGCAGTTCGTATAACGGCTCTACAGGTATAACAATTACCTCTGATGCAACTCCACTTAGTGTTAATAGCACTATCATGGCTAGAGATGGTTCAGGACAAGTAGCCGCCGCCATATTTACTGGTTCATTAATTGGTCATGCTTCTCTTGATCTTGCCTTGACAGGTGGTACTATGTCAGGCGCAATCGCCATGGGAACCAACGCGATTACTGGATTAACGACACTCGCTTCAGCAGGAGCGATGACATTTCAAAGCAATGGTTCGACCTTTGCTGGTAATATTTCAACTGGACAACAATGGTTGCTTGGGGGAACAGCTATTACCCCCTCAACAGGCGTTATATTAACTGTAAGTGGGGCTACAACTTCTCCTCCTGCAACTGGTGTTAGTGTAAATCCTGTTGCTGAATTTTTAAATGTTGATGGAACTCCTGCTAGAATATATTTGAGAAATTTCGGTACAGGAGGTCAACCTGCTGTAAACTATTTCACTGCACGAGGAACTTCGGCAGCACCAACAGCTACACAAAGTGGAGACTTTTTAGCTTCTAACTTTGGAATTGGATACGCAACATCCGGTGGTGCTGGTTATGTTACTGGTGCTGGTGGAGGTTTTGGTGTAGCTGCAACTGAGAATTATACCTCTACTTCAGCAGGCTCTAAAGTTGTTATTTTTGCTACCCCTACAGGGGGAGCATCTGCGGGACAAGTGGCATTTTTCTTTGGTAGTGGTGGTCTTGGCCTTAATACAAATAACGATCCGGGTGCTGGCTTAATTTATCAAAACAGTGCCAGCTTCCTTATGCGAACCAAAACTTCATGGAATACAGGTGCGGCTGCGGGGGCGGGAACTTTAACTAACGCCCCAGCATCGGGCAATCCAACGAAATGGATACCTGTTGATGATAATGGTACGACAAGGTATATACCTGCATGGTGATGAATGAACTTCAATCTTTAATCCTTCGTGGTATGCATGGATTTTTCCCCGGTTCGGACGCGGATATCCTTCGTGCTGTCGCGGAAGGGTTAAAGTCGGGCCGATTTCGCATCTTTCTCGTTGAAGCGTCGGGGTTCTGTATCCTTGCTATGCCGGATAATGCGCTCGATCAGCCCCAAGTGTTACACTTCTACTGTGAAAAGCCTGCGCTGAGACATGCTCTTGTGGGGACGGTACTGGCTTTTGTACGCTCTCAAGGGTATAATAAGCTCATAGCGATCAATGGATCGGGGAAAGATGATGAAGTCTGGACCCGAACCTTTCATTATGAGGGTTGGAAGATCAATCCTGTGAAAACGGTGTTTGAATTTGAGGTAGAGAAATGAGTGGACTTGTTCAGACGCTTTTTGGTGGTTCTACAACCAATCAACAGAGTACATCTACCCCTCAGAATTTTACTAATCCATCTCTTTCAGGGCTTGCTCCGGGATTAGGAAATAGTCTTACTTCTTTAGTAAATAGTCTTACTGGCTCAACCAATAATGCTAACCCGAATGGTGGAGTAACCCCCACTACCCAAGCGCCGGTGACTGGACAGGAACAATCTCTCCTTAATCAAATCCCCGGACAGACCGGCCCCGGCACGGCGAGTGCGCAATATCTTAAACAGGTGCTTGGAGGGTCCTATCTTCCCGGTGGACCTAATGCGAACCCTGCTTTAGCGGCGACCATCACCGCAGCCCAGCGCCCTACGCTGGATAACCTCACCAATACTCTTACCCAAGCCCTTCCGGGTCGCTTTGCAGCCGCAGGACAATCTCTACAGCCCAATTCGCCGGGGTCTACAGGTGGTGGAAGTTCCGCATTTGACAATGCAGCGGCTCTAGCTTTCCAATCTGCGGCAAATACTAGTACGGATATCGCGTCTAACATCGCGAATAATGAGTATAATACGGGTATTCAACAGCAAGAGCAGGCGGCTCCGCTAGATCAAAATGAGGTTAACAACACGATTTCGGCCCTTCAAGCGAGCGCTCTTCCTCGTCTTATTCAACAGAATGGGCTCGATCAGGGACTTCAGTTGTTCCAAACTCAGGTTCAGAACCTTCTGCAATCTCTGTCTACTATCGGCCAAGTTCAGGCTCCGGTCCTTGCTAACAACTCTCAAAGCACTGGTAACGCTGTTACTCAGAAGGGGATCATTCCTGATCTATTACCCGGTGGTTTAGCTGGTGCTGCTACTGGCGGACTTGGTGGTGGAGGAGGTAAGTAATGCCTGATAATCCTTTCTCTGGTGCTTACAACGCCGCCCTTGACCCTCATGGTGGGCCATTAGGGTTGATTGGTGGATTGATAGGCTCACCCACGGCTGGACAAGCTCAAGGTGGAGCGACGGCTGATGCTTTGAAAGAGCTTTCGGCTTTGAAAGAGAGTGGTTTAAATAATCAACAAGCGATGTTGAAGTTTTTCCAAAGCCCCGCTGGACATGACTACTTTTCCAACGCGGGACCTGATGGAATGAAACGGCTCTCGGATGGGCTTGCACAGACTACGCAACCGTCTCCAACGATGAACAACATCGCTCCGGGTGGTATGCTTACTGCAACGGATCAATATGGCAACACCAAGACCGCTGCTAGTAATCCTCAACAGTTTCCCAATCAAGTCTTAGGCCCACAGGATCAACTTGTTAGTGGGTCTGGACAAACTCTAGCAAAGAATGATGCGGAGAAAGATACCGATACCAATGAGATAAAGAATTACAACTTCTTTAGCAAGCTTGGAAATATTCCCAAGGAACAACTTGATCGGGTTGCTGGTTTGTCTAAAGACCCAACTGATGCTCAACTTAAAAATCAATCTATCGATCAGATGGTGAAGCTGGGACAGATATCACAATCTGAAGGGGATGAATGGAAGTCTGGTCGCTATAGTGTTCAAGCTCTGCCGACGCAATTTGGTCAGCCAACGGGCTTAACTATTGTGATCGACAATGCAACACATAAGACCACGTTGGTTCGTCCTAGTTCAATCCAAGGCCCTCCAAACGATCTTAGCAAAGAGGCTCCTTCTGGTACATTGCCAAATAATGGTGCTGCGGTGGGCGTTCTTCCTGCGGCTCCACAACCGGCCCCATCAACTACGGTTGGCCCTGATGGACAACCTGTTCCTCAATCCCGTACCGATGTTGGGGGTCGAGCAGGCTTCGCGACGAAGGAAAGCATGGCTCTTGGACAAGGACCAATTGCTAGAACCCTTGGACAAGCTTCTAACCTTGCTGAAGGTATCTCTCCTAACTTCATCATCGATGATGGTGCTAAAGCAAACGATCGTATGACAGCGTTGAATACTCTGCGAAGTAATTTGCAATCGTTAGGTACGATTGGTGGTGGCAACTTTGGCAACGCTAGCCGAATTGAAGGGTACGTGCATAACTTCCTCGATGAAGGGTTCTGGACAGGGAGTGCCTATAGTCAAAATCAGAAGCTCATTCGACTTCATGAAACCGCCCAGCAGAATATCGCTGATGAGAATGCGCGGATACAAAGTCAAGACCCAAGCGTCTCTCCTGAAGTTAAAAAGCAAGCTTCAGAGATGGTTGCTGGATGGGAGCGTGTTATTCGTTCCATGCCGACCTATGACCAGTTGCTTCAGAATGATGCTAATCTTCGTGCTGGAACCGCTGGGGCTCCAACGGTGGAAGGGGCTGGAAAACTTTTAATCAACTCCGCAGGAAAGCTTGCAACGAAAGTTCAAGGTGAAGTTGGTGAAGTTGCTAAGGATGTTAATATCCCACAACTTGGTGGTGGAACGAAGATTGAAGAACCCGATTTTGATCTGTCGAAAGCATCCCCATTGCAGCTTCAAAGTGTTGATCCAACAAAGCTCTCTCCTGCTAATTTAATAAAGATGAAACAGCGCCTTATTCAACTGAAAGCGGCGAGAAATGCCCCCCGTAGACCTTGATGCTCTGCTAACCCAAACAGATCAAGCGATAACGAAGTCCAGCGACCCATTGTTGCAGGCCGCTCCTCCTATATCTGGCAATCAGGATACTGATCCCAATCCTAATTCAGGCTTTATTCCTGCTGGTGCTGGCCAGCCGA